AGCTTCGTATTTTGTTTGGTAAGTACTATCTGTAATGTTAACTGAAACTAAGTTGCTACCATCGTAAATATATACATCAGGACTTGTTACTAATTGTTCTAACCAAATACTTTCATCTTCTGTAATCCAATCACTATTGATTGTAATAGTATCATCTAATACAGTTTCGTATTGGCTTAGTCCTCTACTTGTTGTTGAGTAGTTGTAATTAGTGCCACTCCATTGATTTGGATTGCTTTTGTAAGTATTTCGTTTAATATTGGTGTTCTTAGTCATTGCGCCTGTAAAAGTGTAATAATCATACTTACCATAGTTATTCATAAACTTAAAACGAATAGGTGTATACTTACTACAAATATCTTCTCCAGGATATATTCTTATTGTTTCACTTACTATCGCTCCTGTGCTGTTTTTAATTCTTACATCATAATATTCCCAATTAACAACGAAGATAGGTGTTGAACCACTTGATAAGTCTGCATTGACTAATGTAGTTAGCCAATCATAATCTACTCGTACATTGATTGAACGGTCTTGCCTATTGCGTAAGGATTTTGAACTCTTACTGTATTAAATATCGTGCCTTCATCGTAGTAAGTTATGATTTCTAAATTATAGGCTTCATTTACAGCATCAGTCATAAAACCTAAAATCAATTTCTCACCTGTTCTTGATTCAAAAGTTGGCCTATCAGTAAGAAATTGACTTGAACTATTTTGCAGAACATAAGTGTTTGTTGCAAAGTCTAAAAAGTCCAACGGACTAAACACACCGTTAAAACAATAACCACTTGAAGTAGTTAAGTTAGGATAATTAGTTATTCCACTACTTGCTCCATACTGCTCACCAAACTTTACTTCATAATAAGCTATTGAGTTTCCGCATTGCTTAAATGTAGTTGTGTTATCTTCAAAGTCTCTAGTTAAAAAGTTTTGAATGATACCAGCCACATCAAATGTTCCATAGTTGTTAGTTGGATTTCTGCCTACTTCTAATCTAGTGTAATCACTTGAACCATTTACATAAATATCTGCTATGTAACGAAAATTAGATTGAGCAACGTTTGTTGAACTCAAAGTAAAAATCATTTGATTGTAAACGGGCGCGTAGCTGTTAGGTGTATTGTATATTGTTAGTGCCATTATTCAAATTCTTGTGTTATGTCTTTTTCTAATTGTGGGATTTCTTCAGTTAAGAATGGTTTACCTTTATATCCAAATCTTTTAATAGTTCCTTTTTTAAGTATGTTTGTTGCTATTGCATAGGATAATGACCTTTGCCCTTTCTTATCTCCTGCTATGCTTTGTAATTCAGGTTTATTGCCTATCCATTCTAATATCTTAGGTTGTAGCTTTTTTCTGTTTTCTTTTGAATATCCTTTTGCTGGTGTTCCTTTTTCTAGATCTTCCCAATAATCTTCGAGTTCAATGGTTACTGTAACTCCGTTTTGACTTTCTTTAATTGGTAATGCCTTTAATGATTGTGATAAATTCCCGGAAGCATTAAATTTATATTTCTCTAAATTATCTTTAACTCTTTTTAAAAAGTCATTTACTTTTTCGGAATAAATATCCTGCTCACCTGTTAGCTTATCTTCTAAATCTGATAAAAAGTTATCTAACTCACTAAATTGCTGTTGGTTTATTTTTGCCATTTATTCCTATCTTTTATGTAACTCAAATAATTTAAAAAAGCAACTACATTCATATTCAAGTAAAAGTCCCATTTACTTCTATCCTTTCCGCTTAAGCTATCCAATGTAACATACCAACTCCAATAATCTAAGTGTTTTTGTTCTTCAGTTCGTTCAATTGGTTCTCCATTGTCATTCTCGCTTCGCTCATTTGTTTTACCAAATAATCCTCTATATGAGGATACAAACCTTCTATAACTTTGCAAAAAAAAACACACAAAGGATAAACTATGCCTACATTTATGCTTTTAATGTGTTCGACTTTTTCTTCATAATCCATTTCGACCTCTTTTAACTTAAACCATTTAAGTTTATAAGGCTTAACAAACATTGCAACTAATTTTGGTAAGTTACCAATAATACTTTCTTCGCTTTCTGTTAGTTTGCTTAAACTTATAAAATCCCCAGCACTTAATTTAGTGATGTCATAGTTTACTACCCATCTGTAGCCATTGTGCTTAAACATCTCAACTGAGTTAGGAAACTCCATTTTAAAAATAAAGTTTACATTCTTAATCAGTTCTTTTAGTTGGTCAATTCTTATTTTCTCAACTTCAGCAACTGTAATTCCTGTTAAAATGGAAATAACTCTAATTTCTCTGTCAATAGGATCAATCTCTTTATCTCTTGTAATATCATAGATTAAAGGAAATTTCTCTATTGAGATATCATGCCAGCTATTTGGTAATTCAATTGTCATCATTTTAAAAAGTACCTTTTAATTATATTATTGTGTATCTGCCTGTTTTGTATTTAGAGTAAGCGTGGAAACTTAAACATGATGCCATAACTCCGTCATCGTGAAAACCACTTGTTGCTGAATATTTAATTACTCTACTTTTTGGATTGTATTCGTAGGTAAACATTTCAAGTTCTTTGTCTAGCCACTCCACATTTAAGAATTTAACTTCTTTGTTTTGATTTGCCACTATTAAACTTTCAACTATTTCTTTTTTACTTTGATTAGTTGTAACAAATGGTTCAATAGTGCAATAACTTGAACATTCTTTTTGTAACATTTCAAATATCACATCTCCAATAGAGTTAACCTCAACTAATGCAGTTTGAACATTATTGGTCCTTAATCCATTTGCGATATTCTTTACTATTGTGGACCAATCACTATGTCTCCAACGTTCAATATAGAACTGTTCGCCTTTTTCATTAAATACAGAAAGAACCGAGTAATCGTCTGCTCTACCTAAGTCAATACCCGCAAATGCTTTACCATATGGCTTGTTATCTGTTAATTGTCGGTTATTGAATAGCATTGCAGAACCATCAATGAACTCAGCTAAGTATTCCTGTCTGAATATCATTTCAGGTAGTGTTAATTTAGCATCGTCTATCTCGGATGGGTTAATCATTGGATTATCGTACGAAGTCATTGTGAAAGACTTGTACTGCTCATTTGTGCCATCCAATTGATGCATCTTGTAAAAATGATTTTTACCTTTTGGAGTTGAAATCAAAAGAACCTTTTTACCTTTTACTAAAACAGTTGCTCTTAATACTTCAGTCCATGCTTTCTCATCCATAAAGGCAAACTCATCACATACTAGGTAATCAAATGTGAAACCTCGAATGTTATCGTATCGCTCCGCTGAAAAGAATTGAATTGTTGAGCCTGTAATGTACTCAATGATTAACTCGGACTGGTTTACCTTTCTGTAAATTTCCATTCGCTTAGCAAATGCCTTAAACGTTTCTTCAAATACTTTCTTTGATTGTTTGTAGACTGGTGATACCCATGCTATTTTACAGCCTTTATTATTTAAAGCCCAAAATAACATCTGATTCAATGCCAATAAAGTTTTACCGAACTGTCTGCCTATATTGATAACATAGTATTTTTCAGTTCCGTTGTTTATTGCATTATGAATTATCTTCTGATTCTTGTGTGGTGTGTATAGTACTGCTTTCGCCAAAGTCCGCTGTAAATTTCATGTTGCCTGTTACTTTTACTTCTTGTTGCTCAATATATCCTCTTTTCTTTCCTTTGCACTTTAAATAAAACATTGTGCTTAGTGGATTGCCTTTCGCTATCTGTTTATGCAAATGACTTTCTGCAAAGTCCAATGCAACATTTTCAATTTCCTTCACTGCCTTTTTATATTCTTTATCTTTTGAGTACCATTCATAATGAGTAGACCTTGCTATGCCAACTTGTTTACATGCTGATGTTATTACACCTAAACTCTTTTCAAGTGCTTCTAACATTGCCTTTTTTAATATGTCCGAATTTGTTGTCATTTTAATTCAACTCCGTTCTTTTTAATTTTAATTGTTGGTTCAAGTTTAATCATTCGGTCTACTATTACTTGGCAATAATGTGGCTCAAACTCCATCATTAAACAGTTTCTTTTTGTTTGATGTGATGCTACCATAGTTGCTCCGCTGCCACCAAATAAATCTAAAATTGTGTTACCCATCTCGTATTCGTTAAAACAATAAGATGCCAACTCTATTGGTTTTTGTGTTGGGTGTACTCTTTTTTGTCCGTGTTCTGATGCTTTAATCATTCCTTTCCATAAGTGCCTAAATATTCTAATAGAAGAGTGTCCATCTTTAACCCAAGCTAACTCGCAATCGCTTTGGGTATCTCTTTGCTTTTCTTCAACTCTTTTAATGGATTGAATTCTCTTGTTATGTTGTAAGCATCTATTGCGTATTGTATTGTATCATCTTTAAAATCTGGAAGGTTATTGCCTTGTGTTAGACCACCTCTTTGACTTCTGTCGCCTTTTTCATTAATACCATAAGGAGGGTCGGTATAAATTGAAAATTGTTTTTTATCTGAAATTAATTTTAATACCATATCTACATCCGTACTATCCCCACAAAGCAATCTATGTTCGCCTATTTCGAATAAATCCCCAATAACTATATCGGTTTCAATACCACCTTCAGGAACTGCAAAGTCATCTTCTTCAGCTTCTAAATGAGTTTCCATTTCAATAGGTAAATCTAATCCCCAATCTTCTAAACTTTCTGTATCCCATTCATTTGCTAAAACATCCCAATCCCATTCTCCAAATCCTACATTGTCTTTAATTATAAATTCCTTTTGCTGTTCTTCGGTTAAGTCTTTTGCTTTTACGATTGTCACTTCTTTTAACCCAGCTTCAATACAAGCTTTGTGCCTCATGTTGCCACCGAGTATAACCATTTCATCATTTACGACTATCGGTCTTAACTCAAGCATTTGCGGAAACTCCTTAATCGACTTAACTAATTTGTGGAATTTATCATCCTTAATTAATCGAGGATTGTTTGGATTGCTTTTTATTGCGTTTATTTTAACCTTTTGTATATTCATCTATATATCTATCTAAGTACCACTTTGCTTTTAATAAGTCCTCTTTAAGTTTAGTTTTGTCTTTTTTACCTGCTCTGCTTATATACTTTACTACATTGCCTAAATGAAAGTTTAAATCCCATGCTTCAATTACTTTTATAGCTTCGTAGGTGTTTTGTTTACCTCCGTAGTGTTCAGGGTTATTTACTGATTCCATTAATTACAGTTGTTTCACTATTTATTAAATTAGTAATTATTAAAGCATTAAAACCGAAATTAATTACAATTACATTTTCAGTATTATATATTTTTTGAAATTGTTTTTTTACTTCTTGCGTTTCTTTAATAGTTGAATTACCATTAATGCAAACACATATTGCTAAATTATTTTGCATCTTTGATTGTTGCTAGTAAAAATTCAAGTAATTGTCTTCTACATTCTGAACATCCTAAGTTAAAAGGTTTGTTTCCTAACTTAATTGCTAATTCGTTTAATTCAGTCCAGTTAAATGTTGGTGAATAGTTTTTACCCATTGACTCCCAATTTAACAAAGATTGTTTTATTTCTTCGGTCATAAATACCTATCGTTTAATCGTTCAAAGAGAGAAGCTATTAATGCAAAGGTAAAAGGAATAGTCAATAAATCAAAATAAGTAGTAAAGTTAATTATTTGATAAATTAAGAAACTCCAATAAGTTAAGCAAAGCGGACAAGTAAAA